TAGCAAGAACATTCAAGAAAATGGGTCGTGAACGAAAAGCTAAAGGCTAATGGCGACACGAAATAAAACAAAATTTAAAAACAACTGGTTTACAAAACTAAAAAAACCTAGTGGTGTAAGTGAACCTTATAATGGTTCTTATATCTCTGGAAAATTAGGTGGAGTAAAGGTTGGAAATGAAAGTTTAAAGAAGTATTATAATAAAATAATTAATGGATTTAGAAACTCTAGTATATAAATTACGTCGTGGTCTAGAGCGACGCGTACAAGCCTTATCATTATCTATCACTTCTGGTGGGGTTGACAATATGGAAACCTATAAGTATATAATAGGTCAGATTAATGCACTGGAATCAGTGCGACAGGAAATCTCTAACCTGCTTGATGACAAGGAGCCAAAAAATGCAAGAGTCAACATCGTTGAAATCCCAAAAGGAAACTCAACAACCAAACCAAAAGATTAAGCTCCCTAATAAAACATTAGTAGGAGTAAGGCCCTCAAAGCCTAAAGAAGTCACTCGAGATTCTAAAAAATTACCTCAACCTACGGGTTGGAGAATGATAGTTCTTCCATTCAAAATGGATGAGAAGACACAAGGGGGAGTGCTAATAACGGACAGCGCTTTGGAACGTCAACAAGTGGCGTCACAATGTGGGTTAGTTTTAGCAATGGGATCACAATGTTATAAGGATAAAGAGAGATATCCGGATGGTCCATGGTGCAAGGTCAACGATTGGGTTGTCTTTGCCCGGTACGCGGGATCGCGTATTAATATTGAAGGTGGGGAGATTCGTCTTCTTAATGATGACGAAATTTTAGCAACCGTGCAAGATCCTAAGGACATTTTGCATGCATTTTAACATAGGAGGAAACTATGCCCACAGAGAGCACTAATGAAAAACCATTAGAAAAGGAACAGAAAACTGTTCCTCTTGATACATCTGGACCCGGAGCGGAAGTCATCGTTCCTGATGAAAAGGATGAATCGGTAGTAGAAACGAAGGACAAAGAACCAACCGTAACCTATACAGAACCAGAAAAGACGGAACCAGAAACTAAGGAAGAAGAAACAGTTAAAGAGATTAAGCAGGAACAAAAACAAGATGACACTAAGCTCGAAGAGTATAGTAAAGGAGTACAAGGACGTATTGCTAAGCTTACTCGAAAAATGCGTGAAGCAGAACGCCAAAGGGATTCTGCAACTGAATATGCAAGAGCTTTGGAAAGTCAAAGACAAGATGATCAGAGACAGTTTAACAAATTAGATACTGATTATTGGAAACGATTTGAGACGAATGTCAAAACTGGCATGGATTCGGCGCAACGAGAATTGGCCGGAGCTATTGAAGCTGGGGATGCAAAAGCTCAAGTCGAGGCAAACAAAAGGATTGCTACATTAGCGTTTGAGAATGCGAAAATGGAGCAAGCCAAAGAAGGTAGAGAAGACGTCAAATTATCTGACGGTGGTAAGTTACCAACACAAACTCCAAGAGAATTACCTTATCAACAACCAGCTGATCCTAAAGCGGAAACATGGGCAGGAAGAAACAGATGGTTCGGTCAAGACCGAGCTATGACGTTCACTGCGTTTGAAATCCATAAGGATCTTGTTGAAAAGGAAGGATTTGATCCTAAATCGGATGAGTATTATGAAGAAGTTAATAAAAGAATACGTGTTGACTTTCCTCATAAGTTTGGTACAAGTGATAACATACAAACGACTAGGCCCGTTCAGTCGGTGGCTTCTGCAAATAGAAGCGTTAAACCTGGTCGCCAAACTGTGAAACTCACGCCTTCACAAGTCGCTATCGCGAAAAAATTAGGTGTGCCACTCGAAGACTACGCAAAACAATTAAAACTCACGAAGGAGGTATAGCGTATGAACAAAGAAACGAAAACAACTTCTCGTGCGAGCCAAACACGGTCAAAGACTGAGAGACCAAAAGTGTGGGTTCCTCCATCTTCTCTAGATGCACCCCCTGCGCCTGATGGATTCAGGTACAGATGGATCAGAGCAGAATCTCTTGGATTCGACGATTCTAAGAATATTCAAGGCAGATTAAGATCTGGTTATGAATTAGTTAGAGCCGAAGAAGTCGAGAACTCTTCTGATTACCCAGTATTAGATACTGGAAAATACAAGGGGGTAATTGGGGTTGGTGGCCTTTTGCTTGCAAAGGTACCTGACGAGATCGCAGACCTGCGTACGGCTTATATTAAAAAACGTACTGATGGGATGAACGAAGCAATCGATCACGATCTAATGAAGGAGCAGCATAAGAGTATGCCGATCAATGTTGATCGACAATCTCGTGTAACCTTCGGTGGTACAAAGAAAAGTTAATTTTCTCGGGATAACAACCAATTCCCTACTATCGAATAAATTAACCGTTCATAGGTAAAACTATGAACATTTAGGAGACGACAACTATGGCAAACCTATCAACAACAGGATATGGTCTTAAAGCTATTGAAACGTTAGGTAATACACCTGCGAATCAAGGGCAATCTAAGTACCCTATCTTGTCTGGTTTAGGCGTGCGAATTCTTAAGAACGAACCAGTTGGACCTCAACATACAGATGGCGACGATGGATATTTCCAAAGTTTAGCGCCAGCTACTATGGATGATGGAAAAACTGGTGGAGCTGGCTGGGATGCTGATGCTTTAACTCCGTATCTTTGTGCTGGAGTTTCCAACGGCGTATTTTACGTTGATGGAACTAGCAAAAAGCCTACGTGGGCTAATTCAGTAGCAGCAAGTCAAACATTCGCAACTAACCCAAATACAGGTAACAGCGATGGAGTCGTATTCGTTAATGATTATCCCTTTCAAGAGTATATGGTAAGATCGGATGCAACGTTCACAAACATTGCTACTTTCGTATCTGACTGTTTCGTAGTAAGAATGAACATAAATAATGGTTCTTCTGGCTATGAAGGTCAGTCTCAAGCTACTCTGAATTATTCAACAACAACAAACAACGGCTATCTGTGGACTATTGTCCGTTCTGGAGAAGTTCCAGATCAGGAAGATGTAGCTGCAGCTGGTTGTGATGTCGTTGTTGTAATGAGTCAATTGGGTAATCAATTTGTGACAACAGGAGTATAAGGATAAACTATGGCAATATCACGAGCGCAGTTAGTTAAAGAGCTTGAACCAGGTTTGAATGCCTTATTCGGACTGGAGTACAAGCGATACGAAAACCAACACGCTGAAATCTACAATATAGAATCTTCTGACAGAGCTTTCGAAGAGGAAGTTATGTTATCAGGATTCGGAAACGCACAGGTAAAGGGCGAAGGTCAAGGAATTGCATTTGACGATGCACAAGAAACCTTCACAGCTCGTTACACTCATGAAACGATCGCACTTGCTTTCGCAATAACAGAAGAAGCTATCGAAGATAATCTCTACGACAGACTTGCTTCTCGTTATACAAAAGCTCTTGCTCGTTCCATGGCGAACTCTAAACAGGTTAAAGCAGCTTCCCCATTAATCCAAGGCCTTCCAACTACGGATGGTTTTGATTCTGGTGATGGTGTTTCTCTGTTTAATACGACGCACACTACATTAGGTGGCTCATTTGCGAACACATTATCAACGCAAGCTGACTTAAATGAAACTTCATTAGAACAATCTCTAATCGATATTGGAGAAATGACTGATGAACGTGGACTTTTAATCGCAGCTAAAGGCGTGAAAATGATTGTTCCACCTGAAAACCAATTTAATGCAGAGAGATTGATGAAATCTCAAGGTAGAACTGGCACAGCTGATAATGATATCAATGCAGTGAACAGTATGGGTATGATTCCTCAAGGTTATAGAGTGAATAATTACTTAACTGACGCTGATTCTTGGTACATTATTACTGATGTTCCTAACGGCATGAAAATGTTCGTTAGAACTCCATTGAATACAGCAATGGAAGGCGATTTCGATACTGGAAACGTTAGATATAAAGCTAGAGAAAGGTACTCATTTGGAGTATCCGACCCTAGAGGTATCTTTGGCGTTGAAGGTGCGTAATTAAATTAAGAAATGAGGCCGCCTTAAAACGGCCTCATTTCGACTATAAAGTAAGAAATACGACTATGAAAAACTTCCGCGTACAGATTCGATACCTTGGCTATTATGCTGACTTTAATGTCAGTTGTAAGGACACAGCTGAAGGTATTGAAAAATCAATCCTTGACAAACTAGGAAAAAATGAGGTAAAGTTCGAATCTGATGGATTTACCAGTAAGCGTGGTAAATGGATAACTTATGAGGAGGTTATCAATGACCGAAGACCTATACAATACGAAACGGTCCTTGGAACTAGAGTGGCAACAAGAGCATCTGAAGGACGGGAAGCATAATATCAGGATGATTGAAATTAATAAAAAAATCCAGGATATTATTAAAGAGATAGTTGCTCGAGAATTTGAAGAAGCTACTCGTGAGACAAAAATAGCCGAAGCCAAGGCCGAAGTTTCGATAGCCACTTAAGCGCTATCAAAAATCAATTTTTTACTACAGGATACCTTGCGCTGGATGCAAATCTGCGTTATAGATTAATTACTATACAATTATTTAATGAATCTAGACGCGTATAGTCGACGGCCTAGAGACTAGATTCACAAACTAGGAGGATTATAATTATGGCATCAACATTGTTTAGAGGCCCAGTATTAGTTGGGAAGAAAAACGAAGCAGGAGTAACTGGATTCAATATAGAACAGAAGGATTCAAATTACACGGTCGTTATTTCTACTGATTCTGGAAAAACCTTTTTATCAAACACTACGGATGTAGTATTCACACTACCCGCAATTGCTATTGGGAATGTATTTACATTTGTAAATACAGCAGCAGATGGTGGAAACAATCTCACTATCGATCCTGATACCAATGATGGTATTTTGTATTTAGGCTCTTTGACAGACAACAAAGATCTTATTAATACTGCAAGTACATCAAAAGTGGGAGACTATGTTACCATTGCATCTTTGAACTCAACTGCCTTTTGGACAGTTGTAGATGCTCAAGGTGTTTGGGCTAAAGAGTAATAGATAAACTGTGAGCTCCTTCGGGAGCTCACATAATAAGGAAATAAAAATATGAGTACATATCCAGTAGATATAAAAACAACTAGACTTACTGCGACAGGAACTATTTTTGATGGTCCGGCTAGAGTACTAGGATTTCACTATGTAAATGATAATGCGGCAGGAAGTATTGTTATTTTAGATGATAGTACAACTCTTGCTACTTTTGATGTGCCTACAGGTTCAACAACAGCGGTAGTGAAAACTGTTCTCTTTCCAGGAACTGGTCTTTATTGTGCAACATCGGCAAAAACAACGTTAACGACTGTTGACATGGTTACGTTCTTTTATGGATAGGAATTATAATGGCGAATACCACTTCCGGTACATACACTTTTGATAAGACGTATGCAGTCGATGAGATTATCACGGATGCCTATGAACGTATTGGCTTAGTAGGTAGTTCAGGTAATCAAATTCGTTCGGCACGTAGATCATTAAATATTATATTTCAAGAATGGGGCAATAGAGGACTTCACTATTGGGAAGTTGGCACAACTAATGTAACGTTAGTTGAAGGTCAAGCTGAATATAAGTTTTGGAGGTCTAGTGGAGATGGGACTAGTACTCCCTGTGTAGATGATGAGAATGCCGCAGATACTTCTATTTATGGTTTTGCAGATATTTCTCAATGTTCTTTTCGTCAGTACATTAACAATACCGGTGGTACACAAGCTGATACTACCATGACTAAAATTGACAGGTCCACGTATGCTGGTTATGGAAATAAAACAACTAAAAGTACCCCCTCTAATTTTTGGGTTCAAAGATTTATTGATAAAATCACGCTAACAATTTACCCTACTGCTAGTTCTTCAGCAGCTGGAGCTAATAATAAATTAAAATTATTTTATACTAAAAGAATTGAAGATGCAGGAATCTTTACGAATGCAACTGATGTTCCATATCGTTTTGTACCTTGCATGACTGCAGGTTTATCTTTTTACTTAAGTCAAAAATTTGCACCACAACGTTCGCAAGAAATGAAACTTTATTATGAAGATGAATTAGCAAGAGCTTTAGCGGAGGATGGATCAGCGTCTAGTACTTTCATAACACCTAAGACGTATTATCCAGGAATAGCATAATGGCAGCTTATTCTTCAGGTAAATACGCACAAATGATTTCAGACC